CGAACAAGTTTTATCAGCAAGAACAACATTAACGCTTATTTCAGACACACAATATTTTGTGATGGAAGAAGGTGATTATTTAACCACTACTTCTGAGGCTGGCTCAACAATGTCTGTACTTGCAACATTTGAAGTATTAGGAGCGCAACGAACATGACCTACTTAGAACTTGTTAACGATGTGTTAGTGCGCTTGCGTGAAAGCACAGTATCTACTGTTGGCGAAACAACCTATTCTTCTTTGATTGGCAAGTTTGTCAATGATGCCAAGCGTCAGATTGAAGATTCCTATAACTGGAATGTTTTATCTCAGACAATCACAGTTACTACCACTGCTGCCACAAGTTCTTACGCTTTGACAGGTGCGGGTCAGAAGTTTCGTATCAATGATGCTATTAACACTACCAGTGTTATAACTTTAGATAACACCACTACTGCGGATATGAACCGCAAACTAAACTTTGGCACACCTTCACAGTCTATTCCTAGCGAGTTTTGCTTTAACGGGGTAGATGGTAATGGCGACACAAAGGTTGACTTGTTCCCTGTTCCTGATGGCGTATATACATTGAAGTTTGATGTAACTATCCCACAAGCAAATCTAAGTTCCGATTCAACATCTGTAAAAGTTCTTGATTACTTGGTGACTCAAAGTGCTTATGCTCGTGCTTTGATTGAGCGTGGTGAAGATGGTGGAACAAACTCTTCTGAGGCTTATGCCTTGTTTAGAGGAATGCTGTCTGACGCTATTGCATTGGAGTCCACTCGTTATCCTGAAGACAACTTTGTGGCGGTCTAATGGCAGCACAACTCCAAAGTTACAGTCTCTCAGCACCAGGCTTTTATGGTCTGAATACTGAAGATTCTCCCCTTGATTTAGGGGCTGGCTTTGCTTTGGTTGCGACTAACTGCATCTTGGATCAGTATGGTCGTATTGGTGCTAGAAAAGGTTGGTCAAGGGTTAATCCCTCCTCTGGCAATCTAGGTGCTAATGACGTTGGTGTAATCCATGAATTAGTCCAGACTGACGGAACTCTTACAGTTCTATTTGCTGGCAACAACAAACTATTCAAACTTGGCACTGCTAATGCGGTGACTGAGTTGACCTATGGTGGTGGCGGTACTGCTCCTACTATTACTGCGTCTAATTGGCAAACTGCCTCCTTGAATGGCATTGCTTATTTCTTCCAAACTGGTCACGATCCTCTGATTTATGATCCCGCAATAAGTACAACTACTTACCGCAGAATCTCTGAGAAGTCTGGCTATGTGGCTACTGTCCCTCAAGCAAACATTGCTATTTCAGCTTTTGGTCGCTTGTGGGTGGCTAATACATCTACAGATAAAGTAACTGTTACCTTCTCTGATCTGATTGCAGGTCATGTATGGGGTGGTGGTACTTCAGGCTCATTAGATGTATCCCGTGTATGGCCTAATGGTGCAGATGAAGTAATGGGCTTGGCAGCTCACAATGATTTCTTGTTTATCTTTGGTAAACGACAGATTCTTGTTTATTCTGGTGCTTCTACCCCCGCATCCTTGGTTCTGAGCGACACAATTGGCTCTATTGGATGTATTGCTAGAGATACGATTCAAAGCGTTGGTTCTGATGTTATTTTCTTGTCAGACTCAGGTGTTCGCTCACTGATGAGGACAATTCAAGAGAAGTCTGCTCCTTTGCGAGACTTGTCTAAGAATGTTCGTTTTGACCTGAACTCAGCATTGGTAAGCGAGACACTGGCTAATATCAAGTCTGTTTACTCAGAAAAAGAAGCCTTTTATCTGCTTGTTTTACCCGCAACATTCCAAGTTTACTGCTTTGATACCAAGCAATCTTTGCAAGATGGAGCTTCCCGTGTAACGAAGTGGGACTCAATTGCACCAACTGCTTTGCGTTCATTGCGTAATGGCGACTTGTACATTGGTAAGAGTGGGTACATCGGTAAGTATGGAACTTATCTTGATGATGCCAATACCTATCGATTTGCTTATTACACCAACAATGCTGACTTGGGTAATCCCAACATGATTTCTATTCTGAAGTCTGTAACTGCCATTGTGATTGGAGGATCGAATCAGTTTCTGTCTATCAATTGGGGTTTTGATTACTCTGGTTCTTATCGTGCAGAGAACGTCTACATCCCGACACAAGCCAGTTATGAGTATAACGTTGCTGAGTACAACATTGCTGAATACACAAGTGGTGTTCCAATTAAGACGCTAATAGCAAATGCTTCTGGTTTTGGAAAGATTGTTCAAACAGGGTATGAGACAACGATAAATGGTACATCGTTCTCTCTTCAAAAGATTGAAATTCAAGCCAAAGATGGCAAAATAGGTTAAGGAGAATTATCTTGTCGAATTACACAAAAACCACTAATTTTGCATCAAAGGACAATCTGTCGCCTGGCAATCCTTTAAAGATTGTTAAGGGTACAGAGATTGATACTGAATTTAACAATATTCAGACTGCTGTTGCAACAAAGACAGATAACTCTGCTGCCAACATTACTGGTGGTTCAATTACTGGCATCACAGACTTAGCAGTTGCTGATGGCGGTACAGGTGCTTCTACAGCGGCTACTGCGTTGAATAACCTCTTGCCTAGCCAAACAAGCAATGCAAACAAGTATCTCCAGACTGATGGCACAAATGCAACATGGGATGCAGTAAGCCTTTCTACTGCTGACATTACAGGAACTCTACCTGTTGCAAATGGTGGTACTGGTGTAACTTCTTCTACTGGCACAGGCAATGTAGTGTTGTCAAACTCGCCAACATTAGTGACTCCTGCATTGGGAACACCATCTGCACTTGTTGGCACAAACATTACAGGAACTGCATCTGGCTTAACTGCGGGTAATGTAACGACAAATGCCAATCTAACAGGCGCAGTAACCTCAGTAGGTAACGCAACGTCTTTAGGGTCATTTAGTTCTGCAAACTTACTTGCTGCTTTAACTGATGAAACTGGCACTGGATCGGCAGTATTTGCCACTAGCCCTACTCTCGTTACTCCTGCTTTAGGCACTCCATCAGCTTTGGTAGGCACAAACATCACAGGCACTGCTTCAGGTCTGACTGCGGGCAATGTAACAACTAATGCTAACTTAACAGGTGCAGTCACTTCTGTTGGCAATGCTACCTCTTTGGGTTCATTTAGTTCTGCTAACCTTTTGGGTGCTTTGACAGACGAGACAGGAACAGGATCAGCAGTATTTGCTACCTCTCCTACTTTGGTCACACCTATCCTTGGAACACCCACTAGCGCAACCTTAACAAACGCTACAGGTCTTCCTATTGCTACAGGTGTATCAGGTCTAGGAACTGGTGTAGCAACCTTTCTAGCCACTCCTAGTTCAGCTAACCTACGTTCTGCCTTAACTGATGAAACAGGAACAGGCTCTGCTGTCTTTGCGACTTCTCCGACATTGGTGACACCAGTATTGGGAACTCCAACAAGCGCAACATTGACTAATGCAACTGGTTTGCCCTTGACAACTGGAGTGACAGGAACACTACCTACTGCCAATGGCGGTACAAACCTAACATCATTCACATCAGGCGGTGTGGTTTACGCATCTAGTTCTAGTGCATTGGCTACTGGTTCTGCGCTTAGTTTTAACGGCTCAAATGCTTTAACGCAAACAGCAAATAGTTCTGAAATTTATTTGGCGGGTGGAGGTTCTGCGGCTCAAGGTGGCTTCTTGTCAATTTCCCGTGGCGGCACAACAAAGATTATTTTAGGAACTGCAAGTAATGTGCTTGGTGGTGGAAGCAACACAAGCGATGACTTGACTTTATTTTCAACCGCAGAAGCAAGGTTTTATGCGTCTAGTGCTGAAGGTATGCGCCTCACCTCAACAGGGTTGGGTATTGGTACAAGTTCGCCTAGCGTAAAACTTGATGTTTCAGGAGCTGCATCAACAAATTCAGAATCACGCTTTGTAGCAAAACTTGCTGACACTTCTGCGGTTGCTCAAGGCAATGGTGGTGGTCTTGTTTTTCGTGGTGTTTATACAGGCACAACGCTTGTTGATGCTGCTGGTATTCAAGCATACAAAGTAAACGCTACTGATAACGATTATTCTTATGGTCTTGCTTTTGTCACTAGGGCTAATGGTGGCAATTTAACCGCCAACATGAGGCTTGACCAGTCAGGCAATCTAGGCTTGGGAGTTACTCCGAGTGCTTGGAGTGGATTAGGTGCTGTTTTACAAATAAACACAGGTGGCACATTTTTAGGTGCAAGTGGGTCAAACTCAACAATGATATTGGGCACTAATGCCCATTACAACGGCTCAAGTTATGTGTTTAAAACAAGTTCCTCTCCTGCGGCTTTGTACCAACAAAACGGAGGTACACACGCTTGGAGTTATTCTGGTGCAGCTACTGCTGGAAACACATTCTCCTTTACTCAGGCGATGACTCTGGATGCAAGTGGGAATTTGGGTATTGGTACTACAAGTCCAAACGCAACTTTAGAAGCCAACAAAGCAATTACTTTTACAAGCATTGATACTTTTGGACAATTTGTTGTTAAAGCCGCATCAGGCGCAACAGGGCATCTTTTAAATTTTGGTGTAGATACAAGTGCTGGAATATCGTTTATTCAATCATCTAATCGTGGAACTGACAGCACCAATTTAGTATTGCAAAGATATGGCGGTAACTTGATGGTGGGGACTACAACCGCAAACAATAACAACTCATCAAGTTTTGCTTTTAACGTAGCAAACGGAAATCAATATAACAATCATATTACTGGAACTGCTAGTGGAACGGGATATATTCAATTTTCTTTAGCTGGTACTGTAATCGGCTCTATAACCCAATCAGGCACAACAGCCGTTCTTTACAACGTCACTTCTGACCAACGCCTAAAAGAAAACATTCAAGACGCTGATTCAGCATCAAGTTTGATTGATTCTTTGCAAGTGCGTAAGTTTGATTGGAAAGCAGACGGAAATCATCAGCGTTATGGTTTTATTGCTCAAGAACTTGTGACTGTCGCACCAGAAGCGGTACATCAACCCGCTGACACAGATGAAATGATGGCTGTGGATTACTCCAAACTTGTGCCAATGTTGGTCAAGGAAATTCAATCACTACGTCAGCGTCTTTCTGCCGCTAATCTTTAAGGACTAACATGATTCAAATTGATGGCAAAACAGTTGACTTAACTAATCCTCAGACATGGGGAAATAGCATTGAAATTAAACCTAACGGCTTTATTGAGCAAACCAAAGATGGCGTAACAACTCTTGTTCAGCCTACACCACAACCTTTAAAGGAATCAAAATGACAAACTGGACTATCTCAACACTTGAGCGTGAAACCTCAAACGGATTTGTAACAACTGCCCACTGGCAAGCCACAGCAGTAGATGGAGACTACACAGCCTCTATCTATTCAACTTGCTCATGGGCTGATGGAACTCCTGTAATTCCATACGAAAACCTGACACAAGAAACTGTGCTTGGATGGGTGTGGGAAACAGTACCAAAACAAGCCACAGAAGATGCTCTGGCGGCTCAGATTGCTTTGCAAAAGAACCCTGTTACCTCAACGGGTGTGCCTTGGGGTCAAGCATGAAATTAGAGTTAGACGTTAACGAGATTAACTTTGTATTGCAGACCTTGGGAAACCTCCCATCGTCTAGTGGCGTATGGCCTCTGATTCTTAAAATAAAAGAACAGGCTGAAGCGCAAGTTCCTAAAGAAGCGGAGTAAACATCATGGCCTTCACAAGTCAACAAATCGTAGATTATTTGCTTGCAAATCCAGGCATGACTGATGCCCAGATTGTTGCAGCTATGGAGACTTTCCAAATCTCTCCTGCTCAGATGGCAAGTGCTGTTGGCTTAGATGAAGGTGCGGTTGTTTCCCGAGTGGCGGCTACTGTTCCTCAAGGTCAGACAGTAACACTTGGTGATACCATTATTGCGCCTGAATATAGAGTTATTGGTTCTGGTGAAGATCAGCAAATCGGTAATCTTGAGACTATTTACACATCAAAGACCACAGGCGATCCTAACTATCGTGCGCCTGTTGGTTCAGAGTATCAACAATATGGTGCTGATGGTACGTTTCAAGGAACTGGCGTAACGCAAGAAGTCAATGCAACAAAAGACTTCTTAAGGTTTGCAGCAGGTGCGGGTTTACTATTTGGATTGCCAAGCATATTAAATGCAGGTGCGGCTGGTGCTCCCGCAATAGGAAATGGTGCTTTCTTAGGCGAGGGTGTTGCTTCAGGAATTCCAGCCTTTGATACGGCTTTTACATCAGCGGGTGGAGTGTTTAATCCTGCCTTTGGTCTTCCTATTGGTAATGGTGCTTTCTTGGGTGAAGGTGTACCAACTGGAATAGCCGCATCTGATACTGCCTTTCTAAATGCTGGCGGTACTTTTAACCCTGCTTTTTCTTTGGGTGCAGATGGATTATTAGGAACACCTTTGGTAACTCCTTCTGTTGTTACTGCTCCTCCCACAGGCGTACCTCCAACTGGTGTACCTCCAACTGGCGTACCACCCACAGGCGTTCCACCCACAGGAGTGCCGCCTACAGGTGTGCCTCCTACTGGAGTACCGCCTACTGGAGTTCCCCCAATAGGTGTGCCGCCCATAGGTGTTCCACCAATCGGTGTTCCAACAATTCCAGACATCACAAAGTTGGTTCAATCAGGTTTAACTGCGGCTCAGATTGCGGCTTTGTTCCAATCTACTGCACAAACTGGTGCGGGTCTTCTGCAACAACAAACATCTCGTGAAGCGGCTCAAAAAGCGCAAGCAATGATTGATGCTGAGACTGCTGCGGCCAAACAATCTGCGGCTTTCCGTCCTATCGGAATGACCACTAGGTTTGGTACTTCACAGTTTGCAATTGATCCTAAAACAGGTCAACTCACAAGCGCAGGTTACACACTAAGCCCTGAAGCAAAGAATGCTCAAGACCGCTTCCTTACTTTAGCGGGTCAAGGCTTAACGCAAGCAGAAGGCGCACAAGCACAGTTTGCCCCTCTACAAAAAGGTGCAACAAGTTTGTTTACGCTTGGAAATAAATATCTAGCCCAATCACCACAAGATGTTGCTCAGAACTATCTCAATCAGCAGATGGCTTTGTTACAACCAGGCAGAGAGACTGAACTTGCTAACCTGCAAAACAGACTCCAACAACAAGGTCGTGGTGGTCTATCTGTGGCTCAAGGTGGTACTTTGGGTGCTACTACTCCTGAACTACAGGCTTTGTATAACGCTAGAGCGCAACAAGAGGCTCAATTGGCGGCTAATGCTCAACAATTTGGTCAACAACAAGTTCAGTTTGGTGCGGGGTTATTGGGTCAAGGCGCACAAACTATGGGTCAATACTATGGTGGTCAACAAGCCGCTTATGCACCATTTACAAGTGCTTTTGGACAGATGCAAGCCTTGGAGAGTGCGGCACAACACCCCTTTACGTTGGGCGCACAACTTGGTCAAACGGCATCTACTGCGGGTGCAAGAGTTGGTCAATTAGGTTTGCAAGGTGCGGGTCAAAGCGTAGCCTTGGCTACTGGTGCAGATGCCACTAGAAACCCATACGCTTCTGCAATAAGTGGTTTGGCAGCTAACCCTGCATTGGGGCAATATGTGGGTGGTTTGTTTAGTGGTGTACCGCCTGTTACGGCTATGAGTGCGCCAGCAACAACATTTGGTACTGGTACTTATTATGGCAACCAAGAC